TCAGGGGTAGAGCACAACCTTGCCAAGGTTGGGGTCGAGGGTTCGAATCCCTTCGCCCGCTCCAAGGTTCTCAAAGAGAATCAGTCGGTTAGATGATGAGCCACCAGCCATCATCGGTTCGTCTAGCACGCTACTAACACGCACAGTTTTAGTTACCATCACCCGGGTTGCCGCCCGGCTGATGGCGTTTGCTATCTCGTCAACAGCCTTGCAGGCATTGCCGAGGTAGTCAGGCATGACATGAACGTAGCGTCCTGTCGTCCTGAAATTGGGCAGGTCGTGCCCGGTGAAGCATGAAATCTCCCCCGGCGGCACTCCCCGCGCGAACAACTCCGTCGTGATCGTATGCCGGATCGTGTAAGGCGTGATGTCATCCGGCAACCCAGCAAGAGCGCGGGCGATCCTCCACGGTTTATTGATCTTCTGCACCGGCTTCCCGTGCCATGCCACCAGCGGGCCAGTCGGGACGGATTCAATCCACGGACGCACAAAGTCGGCCACTGGCAGACGCGGCCTGCGCTTCTTTGTCCGTTCCCGTCCCGGCGGATTCAGGTCGATAAAACCGCGTTCAAGGTCACACTGTTCCCGGGTTAGCTGCAAGATTGCTTCAGGTCGTGATGCCGTAGCGATCAGCAGGACAAAGAACATGCGGAGGTGGTCGGGCATTTCGGCACTGAAGAACCGAGCCATTTCCTCGACCGTCGCCACGCGTTCGCGCGGCTCACCGTCTGGCAGACGCAGGAATGGCATGGGACGATCGAGTTCGCCATTGTTCCATGCCCAGTTCACCGCCGCCTTTGTGATGGTGAATATCCGCTTGATATATCCCGCAGCGTACCCCTTGTCCTGTAACTTGCGGACAGCCTGTTTTTGCTGGTCGAGGTTCAATTCGCCAACGGTGATCCCCTCCGGCAGGACATCGAGCATGAGACGCAGGACGATCTTATTCTCGCCCTGGCTGCGAACGTGCTGACCCTGCCGGAGGTAGTAGCGGGTCACGACCTCCGCTAACGGAACATCCCGTGCGGTCTGCATCTGGCCGGTGGCATGTTCTGCAACGAAGCGCGCTAACGCGATTTCGGCTTCCCGAGGATCGCTAGTGCCGAGCGATGCGCGCTTTGTCTGTCTCGTGACGCTATCATACCAGCACGCGCACCAGTTGTCCGACCCTCGGCGTTTGCCGAGGAAGTACTTACCTGTCGGTTCAGTGGTGCGGCGCATGGTGTAATCTCGTTCCTAACTAAATAATCTTCGAGGTGTTGGGGAGTATATCGAATCCGGCGACCAACCATTGTGTAGCCAATTTCGCCCTTCTTACGGTAACGGGCAACGGTGGTGACAGATACCCCTAGTCGGGCCGCGATCCCCTGTTCAGTCAAAAGCGTTCTGAAGGATTCCGATTTCTTAAAGTGCGATTGTTTATAAGGATTGTTTTCTATATAGGCATCCATCATAATACCTTTTGGAAGCAGTCATTATCTCCATCGGAGAAAAAGCCGTTAGGTAGCTGGATCAGCGCCTAGCGGCTTTTTCTTTTTCTGGCAGAAGAAACCAGACGACTTTCCCGCCAATGACCTCACATTCCATCCGCGCCAGTGCTTCGGCCGGAACGCTTTCCCGGGCATAGAACGTGACCGTCCCGTGTGTTGGATGGCGCAGCAGTTCGCCCGTTTTCTTGTTGGTCAGGATCGCGCATGTGAGCATGAACTTGATGCCAGCGGCTTCGGTTATTTCCCACGCGCCGATGGTCGTGTTTGCGCCGGTCCTGCCCGCAAGGAATGGGTCCGCGCCATCGTCGATCATCTTATCGGTCATTGTCCGGCCCAGTTCGAGGCAGGCCAGAAAATCCGGGTTTGTCAGCATGTCATACATTGAGCTGTCCCACGTTTGAGGGTTGCCCGGCCCCAAGGATGGGCCGGGCGTTGCCGCGATCAGCGAATAAGGACGCTGACGACGGCATCGGTCGCGGCCGCGTCCTGCACGACCGTCCCGACCAGCGTGTTTCCCGTCGCCGTGGACGTGACCAGCTTGTTCGTGGCGTCGAAGTAGCAGGAGTCACCGACCGCGAACGTGTCCGTCCCATTCTTGGGCAGGCCGAACACAGCGTTGCGCTCGATGTCGAGGTCGGAACCGGCGGCAGCGTCACCGCAGGCCACGCCGACCAGACTGCCGATGACCACAAGGTCGCTCGACGCCGTATCGACAGGCGCGGGAATGGTGATGATGCGGCCCGGCTGGATGAAGTTACGCATGACTCAAAGCCCTTTGCTTGTGCGAAACCGGATCGTGTTCGGTTTCGGCCGTGTGAGGCGGGCGATTTCACTATTGATCGTGAATAAAGCCGCCTGAATCTGGTTGAAGGTGCGGGACTGGACCTGTTCGCCGTTCTGGTCCGTGATGGACTGGGGCGCGCTCATCTGCGCGATAAGGTCGTCACGGGTCCGCAGAAGGGCGGACAGGACCGCTGCCGTGTCACTGTCCGCCATTGGCTTACGCGCTCGCGCCCGGGTTCATGTAAGCGCCGCGCCAGTCCACCGCGCCCGCGCCAAGGTGCAGGTAAACGCGGAACTCGGTGCCCAGCGTGTTCCAGCCCAGACGGGTGCTGATCTGCGGACCCGGTTCGCTGGCGATGGTGGCCGCTTCCAGAACCGGCACGGCGGCCGGATCAGCGAACAGATACCAGCGACTGTCCGTGATGCGCGGTTCGACCAGCAGCGACAGCTTGCCGGTACCACCCCACGGGTTCACGTCGTCGGGCGTGGTCGCATAGATGCCCGCAAGGAACTGTTCGGCGATGGTTTCCATCGCGGGACCAACCAGCAGGTACTTCGGCGCGCTGTTAATCAGCGTCACGCCGTCCAGCGCCTTGAAGCTGCGCATGGTCTGGCGACCAGAGCCCAGCGTGGCAACGGACAGCGCCGCGCCAGTCCCGGCCGCGTTGCGCGACTTGTCGAACAGCGGCTTGCCGTCCTCGTTCATCTTCCCATTGGACAGCAGCGCGGCCACGATAAGGTTTGCCTCGGTCGTGGCGGCCGCACGGGACGCGATCTGCGACCAGTCCGTCAGCGCCGACAGGTCATCGTTGAGAACAGCCCGATGCGACAGGGCGAACGTGTTCCCGTAGGTGCCGAGGGTGTACGTCTCGGTCGCCTCGGCGACGGTCTTGGCCTTCAGTTCCCCGGATTCCGACACCTTATCGAGCGGCGACATGTCGCCACGCTTCACGGTATCGGTTTCGCGGAAGTCCGGCCGCGTGGTCTGGCGCGTCAGCGTCGTGGCGATCGGACTGCGGGCCAGGTCATATCCTGCCATCAGGACACGACGGGTCGAGGACTCCAGCAGGGCAGGCAGGTCGCTGATGGTCATGGCACGGCGGACCAGTTCGGGGCTGCCCATTCCGCGCGTGGATACGCCAGCGGCTTCCAGCGCATCGCGCGCCATGTCCGCCAGTGTCAGGCCCACATAAGGCCGTGCCGCCTCGGACGGCGCGCCGCCAGCCATGCGGAAGAAAAGGGCATCCTCCACGCCGCGCGTGCGCTGCATGGCGTCCGTCGGTTCGGCGCGGGTGACGCGGATGGCAGGGGTCTGCCGTGCGGTCATGCCCTCGAAAGCCGCCGCGCGTGCTGCCACGATGTCCGCGCCGCTGTCGATCTGGGCATCGGCCCATTCTGCGGACAGGCCCGCCGTGCGGGCAATCTGGCGGATGGCCGCGCGGGTCTGCACGATGTCGTCGCCCTGCGGCTGCTGTTCGATGATGTTATCCGGCATCGGATTTTCGCTCCTGATTTTTGCCCCGGCATCCGCGCCGATGGGCACAAGTGAGACCTCGAACGGCGCCCATTTGGTCGCCGTGACGATGGTCGAACGGGTTTTCGGATCGGTGCTGCGGACGGACTGGTCGATGCGGAACCCGATCGACACGTCGCGAATGGCCCGACCTTCAAGCCGGGCGGCGATGGGATCGACGTCCGGGCTGTCCACAAGGCGGCACGAGACGACCAGCTTGCCGTCTTCCATGCGAAAGGCTGTCACATGGCCGATGACATCGGTCGCCGAACCGGAACGATGACCGTTCAACAATGGCGCGCCGACCAGATGGGTCGTGTCCATGCCGTTCGGGTCGAGGCGTTCCACGACGGTCCCGGTGGCCGTGCGACGGTTGACGTCGGCGAACGTGCTGGCGACCGCCTCGAACGTGCGATCCTTGGGGTCGTACGAAGCCGCCTGCGCGCGGAACGTCAGGCCCGTCATTCGCCGCGCCCTTTCGCCTCGGTCATCAGCGCCGACAGGTCATCGGTTTCGATGGCCCTATGGCTCAACTCGAACCTGTCGCCGTACCGGGCACGACGGGTCGATGCCGCCAGCAGTTCGGGAAAGTCGCTGGTGGTCATGGCACGGCGGACAATCTTGGGACTGCCCATGTGCTTGGGTTTGTCCATGATTTCAGGACTCCTGTGTGGGGGTTGCGGGATCTGTGAAGGACAATCCCAGAGCGGCCGCCTCGGCGTTGTCGTGCGCGATTTCAGCGTCGAGGTCGGACACGTCGCGGCCACGCTCGGCCACGGCCTGCCTGCGCGATTTCAGGCCCGCAGCGATTTCGGCCGTGTCGGCCTGCACGCTTTTGAGCGGGTCAACCTGAAATGGCTTGGGTGCCAGCCAACGGACGGCCAGGTACGCGGGATCGGTCTCGAAACCCGGCAGGTCCAGCGCGCCCGACAGCACGCCGAACGTGATGACCTCACGCCAAACCGGCGTGAGGAACTGCGGGACAAGCACGGCATTGTGGCGCTGTGAGGCGGTGCGTCGGAACGGCATCAGTCCGGCCCGAAGGCTGGAATAATTCGCGCCCGACAGGTCGCCCGTGACGATAAACACGGGCATTTCCAGCGCGGCCGCGACCGCTTGCAGCGACAGCTTCACCGTCTCGATGCCACTGGTCGCCTGCTGGGGCGTGCTGAACCGGACATCGTAACCGGGCGGCAGGCGTGTCAGCGTGCCGGGTTCAAGGCCGGACTCCAGAACGTCGCCGATCTGGTTGCCCGCAATGGGTTCGCCATTGCCGGACTGATCGACAAGGAAACCGGCCAGCATCGAAGCCACCTTGGCGTTGACCGTCAGGGCATCGACAAGCTGGTCCACCTCATTCGCCGGGATCAGCGCGGCCGACAGCCAAGGAAGGCCACGAACCTGCCCAGCAGCGAGGGGATGCACCACATGGATGATGTCGGACGCGGGAACGCGAACCGGCTCCATGTACGTCGCATAAAGGGCCGTCGGGACGATGGGCAGGATGTGATAAGCGCGCCGCGTCCCGTCAGGGGCGAACTCGATGCCCTGCACGATGTAACCGCCGTCTGGCAGGTTTGCCGTTAATCTTTCGTAAACCTGTTCGGCGGGGATAAGGCGCAATTTCAGGCCGTTTTCGTCACGAATGACCTGAAGAAACGCCTCACCATCCACGGCCAGCGCCCGGACAACGCTTTCCTGAATCCCTATCCAGTTCGTGCGTCCATCCGCGTCGCAAGACTGGCACCATGCTGCCCAGTAGGCGAGGATTGCCTTGCGACTGGCGGCATCCAGAACGGTCGGCGACGCGGTGATGCCGTCGCCGACAAGTTCCGCCACCCATCCACCTACGCCGTTCTTGCACCACGGGTTGTCGAAGGCGGCAGCGCGCGACCGACCGCGAAGGATATGCAGCGACCGCATCACCTCGGGGTTGATCGGCCCATTCAGTGACTTTGGCGCGCGTGGCCCGCCTGTCGCGCCCTCGAACGTGCCGCCATGATGATGGGCACCAGCAAAAGCGCGCCGAAACGCCGCTTTTAGCTGCCGCATCGCCCCGGTGAACGGAGCGGCCATGTCACGCGCTCCGCAGGAAGACGCCGACCAGCCCGTCGAGGCGGATCGACTGTTCGGAAATGGCGGGCAGTTCGTCCAGCTTGCACGGGCTGAGCGTTTCCGTGCCGTGCGTCAGCGAAACCGATGCCACGATATCGCCAAACAGCGAATAATTGCGGATGTGCATGGTCAGCGCGCGCTTGTCGTACTGGTTGCTGCCAATGTGCATCAGGACGTCAGCGTGTTCGTCCAGCAGCGGGATGGCCGTGTCGATGGTCTTCATCGGCACGCCGACCATGTGCATGTGCAGGCAGATGCCCGCCAAGATGCCGCCCTTGACGGACAGCAGTTTGATCCTGCGGGTGTCCGCCAGATAAATGATGAAATTGCGATACTTTTTCCGCAGGGATGCGGCGGAAGAAAGGTCAGATTCATCATATCCGACAGCCTTCTGATAAATAAAGGCCAGTCCGGTCGGCGGCTGCAATCCAGTCAGCGGAGTCATGACAGGTCATCCCCTTGCTATAGTGAAAGAATGACTCCGGCTTAATTTCTTCCGACGGAGTCTTGCAAGGAATAAATGACCTGAAATACTTTGTTTTACTTGGTATTGACTTATTTTTAGCTTTGAATGTTTTTCAGTCTCGACAGGTTTTACTTAGAAAGCCATTTCGATTTCGCTTGGATGGGTGCCGGTTTCGGCGGCTGTATGCTCGACAGTTCCGCGCGGCGCGTCGTGTCATCGACCTGCACAAGCTGGCGCGCGGCCAGCGCATAGACCATGCAGTCGAGGGATTCCGACCGACGGCCCATGATGCGGACCCACTGGCGGATCGGGCGGCCGCGCTGATACTTGGTTTCGAGGCGTTCGCTGACGATTTCCTCGTAAAAGCGCGCGCCCAACGTGTCGGAAAAGCGGATCGACGTTCCTTTCGCCAGTCGCGTGGCAATCTGCTGTTTCAGGCCGTCCACGCCGACGATGAACAGCCTTCCGCCGCCGGACTTGCTCTGCTCGATGGGCAATCGACGCCCTGCCATGCCCTTGATCGGCACGATCCTGCGGAACGCCTTGCCTTTGCAGAACGAATAGACGGCCTGCATGGTGTTCCCGTCGCTGCTGTCGATGGCGCAGGCATCCACGCCAATCGTGCCGCCTGCTGGATGCTTCCAGCGACGGCCCAGAACGTCGGACAGCTCTCCCCACGGGTCGCTTGTGTTCGGGTCGCCGTATATGACCATCTGCCCAAGGACGTAGGCTGTATGCCGCCCCGCATCGAACCCGACGAACAGCATATCAAGGCCATATCCCTGCACGTCCACGCCGACGGTCATGGTCAGAACGTCCGCAGGCATTGAGTCCAGGGCGAACGGTTCCGCGCGCTGCTGCAACGTGCTTTCGTCAACGTCGAACTCGGAATCCCGCCACGGCTCGGCCAGAATGGTGTTTACGAACGTCTGCAACAGGTCCGGCCGGCCTTTTGCCTGCACGAACTCACGCGCCAGCGTGCCCCACGCGCAATTCGCCAGCAGCGACACCAGCGCGTTGAACCTGTAGCCATGATGATCCTGCACATGGGGCGCGGTTGCCCGCCAGCGGCCTTTTGCGACCATCTGCGCCTTGTGGGCTTCATCCACGACCGAACCGCATGCAGGGCAAACGTAGGCGGCCTTTTCGGGCTGTCCTTCGGGCCATTGGATGTCGGCCCACTTGATCTCATGGAAATGGCCGCAATCGGGGCACGGAACCTCATAGACGCGCTGATCGCTGTTCACATACGAGGTCAGAACCGGGCCGGTTTCCCATACGGGCGTGCTGCCCATGACGATCTTGCGTGGGGAGAAGGACAGCGTGCGGCGCTCGGCCAGCTTGATCGGGTCGCCTTCCTGCGTCGCTTCGTACCCGTCCACCTCGTCCAGCAGCAGGACGCGCACCGTATGGCGACGCAATGACCGCGGCGAACGCGCTGCCACGACCTTGAGCGAACCGCCGGGCCAACGGCGCGACAACAGCGTGTCGCGGTCTGGGCCATCGCTGTCGTCGGTCATCATGCCGCGCACGACCGGGCTGGCGTCGATCAGCGGTTCGAGGTCGGACACCACGAAGTCGCGGCAGTCATCCTGCGTCGGCTGGACCAACAGGATCGGCGCGGGATCGTTGGCGATGTACGACGCCACGGACGACGCCAGAAGCATCGTGAAGCCCGCGCGCACCGGCTTGACGATGGTCACGCGCTCGACAGTCGGGTCGCCAATGCTGTCGGCCATCTGGCGCTGAAACGGCCACAGACGCAGCGGCCCAGACTGGGCAGCGGTATCCGGCAGGCAAATGTTTGCCTCGGCCCATTCGGACAACGGGATGCGCGGTGGCGGCAGCAACGCTTTGCGCGCCTCGGCCCAGATGGCAGCAAGCGCGGCCGTGTTTTCGATCTGGTTAAGCATCAGCTTCGCCCCCGGCCTGTTTGAGCGCGTCGCGGATCGCGCGGTCGATGACTTCCTTGTCGCTGGCGGACAGGCCCGGCAATTCCATCGCAATGCGGCCAGGTACCTGCATGACAGCGGCCCGAATGTTCGCCAGATGGGTCGCCCATTCCCGCACGACGGCCGCGCGTTCGACCAGCGTGCCGCGCTGGATGGCGTTGGCCGTCTCGGCTTTCATGGCATCGGCTTCGGTTTTCCGCGTCCGCGCCGCGATCAATGCCGCGTTCTTTTCAGGTTCTTTGCCCTTCACCTGCTGGCGCAGGCGTTCGGCGTAACGCTGGACCGACGATTTCAGGGGATAGTAATGCGTCCGCTTGTGGCCGGGCAGCAGTTCCCGGCGCAGCACGCCAGAACGGCCCAACTGGTCAACTGTCCTCTCGACAACGCCGAACCAATCCGCCAAAGTCGAAGCCGAGACCAGCGATTCCCCGGTTTCCTTCCCATTGAGCGGCTTTGAAACGGCTTTTTTGACCGTTCCCGCGCTGGGACTTCCCAAAATATCATCGAACTCGTCGAACGGATGGGCCATTTTTGGCTGTTTTCTGCCGATTTTTTGCATTTTTTCGGCGAATTGCGATTCACGCAT